TGTAGTCGTACCGGCTGACCTGCCCATTGAGGTCGCGGAACAGGTTGTAGCTCTGCACCGTCAGAACCCAGTACAGGCCGCGTGCCTTGGCGCTGGCGAGCATGTATTCGTAGCGGTCCCACAAGTCGGCCACGAAGGTCGCCGCGCCGACCTGGCCGCGCATCAGCCAGTGTTCAATGCCCATCACCCGGATGGCGTTGAAGCCCTGCCGCGCCAGGTAGTCCATCGCGGCGTCCACGGTGGCCCGGTCAGCCGGGATCGTGGTGAAAGTGTTCTCCGGCTGCAGGTGCGCGACGTTGAAGCGCCGCGCCACGCCGGCTTCCAGCATCTGCCGGCCGCTGATCGTCACACGGCCACGCGAGCCCGCAGGCACGGCAGTCTGCCGCCAGCCGCTGAAGTCCAGCACGGACTCGGGCTGGATCCACAGCGTCTCGTCGCGCACTGCCGTCATGGTCGCCGGCGCGGCTGCCGGCTCGCGGTTGCGCAGAGGCGCGCTGCTCGCGCGGAGAGGATCGGCGCCGGGGGGGAGTGTGAAGGCGGTCATGTATCAGGCGCCGCAGATCAGGGTCCACGTGCAGCCACGCAGCGCCGACACAGCGCCTGAGACAGTCGTCAGCATGCCGGACAGCTGCGGGTAAGTCGTCACAGCGTCCAAGTCGGGGACGCTGGCAGTGATGTCGTTCAGCAGCGCGCCACCCGAGCCCAGGCCAGTCGATCCGCCGATGCTGGCGTGACGGATGATGCTGTTCGACACCCGGCGCCAGCGCCACGCTGCCGACAGCACCGGGTTCGTGTTGGTCAGCGCGGCAGTGGACAGCCCCAGGGAAGTGCCGAACGTGCCCGAGCCAGTGCCGATGGCCGATTCGGTGGTGTCAATATCAATACCACTAACCATCGCCTTGTAGAAGCGGCATTCGAGGATGTCGCCGTCCTGCCACAGCCCCGGCGGCAGCGTGCAGAAGTCCATCACGGCGCGCATGTTGTTGTTCTGCGTCACGCTGCTGGTCAGGTTCTTCAGGGTGACCACACGGGCCTGCGGACGCCACCGGCCGCCGAGGTAATCCCAGTAGCTGCCGCCGATTCCTACGTCGGTGAAAAACGCGGTTGTGAAGCCTGCGGTCACCAGCGCTGCGCGGTTTGACCAAGTGGTAATCCTGTCCCCTGACACCAAGGAGTCCACCGCCGCGGCCTTGGCTGGCGTCATGCCCAGCACCGGCTGCGACGATGACCCGGCAGCCTGAATGCCCACAGCGTTGCCGCTGGCGTCGAACAGGATTTGATCGGCCGGGCTGATGTTGCGGGGGCTGTAGAAGGCCATGCTGGCTCCAGAATGCAAAACGCCACCCGGAGGTGGCGCGGTGGTGTTGGGTGGGGGTTAGCCCAGGACGCCGGTTGCAGCGTCGGTGATCTGGTGGCCCGGCATGGCCTTGCGTTGCGGCTGGGCCTGCACCTTGGCGTGGCGCAGCATCATCAGCCCGTAGCGGGTGGCGCTCATCAGGTCGTCGTTCAACTTCACCACCTTGCCGTCTTCTCGGTGGTACAGCCGAAATTCATCGAACCAGTCGTTCAGGTGCTTTGCCACCTTGAGCCGGCCGGTCTGCATCCGATCCAGCATGTCCATCAGCCCGGCCTCGACGCCGTTGCCGCCTTCGCCTTCCTTCTCGCCGGCCTTGGTGTCCGGTGCGTGGCTGGCCTTGTCCTTGAGCATGTTCACGCCATGCTTGCGGTACTGATTCGCCAGCGCCTCGCCGCTGCCCTTGTCGTGCTGCAGGCCATCGTGCGGCCAGGCCACCGGAATCCAGGCGCCTCGCGCCTGGATGGCCACGCTGTGAATCAGGGGCGTTGCCTCCTTGACCCGGTAGCAGTCGTAGACGTGGACAACATCGTTGTCGCGGTCCCAGGCCATCCAGACGGCTGCGGTTGGGTGATCCCACCCGAAGTCCATGCCGCAGATGCGCGGCCAGCTTGCCGGGATGCCCACTTGCGCCTCGGAAACCACATCGTCGGCAAGCTGGAAGATGCGCCCACTGCCCAGCGTCGGCGTGCCGTTGATCCGCGCTTCCCGCTCATGCGCCGGGTAGGTGGCAATGATGGCCTCGCGCTGCTCTGGCGTGTAGTGCAGCGCGTCGTGAATCGTCATCACCGTTTCAACAGTGCCGGCCGGCTTGTCTTGCAGGAATCGTCGCACCACTTCCGACATGCCTTTCAGCGGGGTGAAGGTCAGCGTGACGATCCCGCCCCGGGCGTTCGTCCGAGTCAGGCCCTCGAAATAGATGTCCTCGGGAGGTTCCTCGTCGAACCAGACAAAATCAAGCGTTTCGCCCTGCCAGCGCAGCCGGCCCTGGTCGTAGGTCTTGATGGTGATGCGGCTGGTTCCGGCCTGCACATCGCCGCCTCCACCGTGCCGCACAAGCACCGTCTCCACCGCGTCCGGCACGCCATGCGCCGCCCGCTTGATCTCCTTGATCGCGTCCCGTGGGATTGCCCCGGTGCCCCAGCTTCCGACCTGGCCCAGCAGAATCCGCTGTACCGTGTCTCGTGTGCCCTGGCTGGTTTCCGATGCCGCCCAGCCAATCGTGGGCTCGTCAAAAACCGCGCCGGCCCACCAATCCGGGTAGCGCCCGGTCAGGTGCATCGCAAGCTCGAAACCGGCACTCCATGTCTTGCCAAGTTGATTGCCAGCACGTAGCAGCCGCTCACGCACATGCAGAGGGCCGCCGCTGGCGTGGAAGTCTCGTTGCTTGGGGTACGGGAGGTAGTCGGCCAGCTTGTTGCCGGCCTTGCGCTGCTCCAGTTCTTGCAGCAAGGAGTGAAGCTGCGCCCAATCCTCGGCACTGCCGGTAGTGGCCTGCACGGTCAAAACCCGCGTTTTGCGAGCCTAGACGCTACCGCTAGTGTTCGGCAGCGTAATGCCCAGCTTCGCGGCAAGCGCCATGGCCTGCGTTTTGACTTGCTCGTCGCTCAGGCTCTTGATCCCGACTTCGGCCGTCACGTCCAGCTTGTCGCCGTAGGTGCGCGGCTTCAGCTTTGCGGCCACCCACTTGCGAGCATCCACGCGCAGCCGGTTGCGGGCAACAGCCGCCGCGTCCAGCGCCAGTTTCACGTCCTCGCCGTCATAGCGCGCCGACACTTCAACCTCGTCGCTGATCGCCACAATCTCGTCCGCGATCTTGTCTGCGCGGTCTTCGCGTGCGCGTGCGTACATCTGAACCCGCTCAGGATCGCGGCTGATCCACTTCAGCATCGTCGTGTACTCAATCGACCGGGTGCCGCAGTAGTCGGCCATGTGCCCACCGTTCATGACGTGGCCGCAAAGCGACTCCATGGCGGTTTCCGGGTTTGCGCTCCACTTCTGCCATGGCGTCAGCGGCTTGGCCGGGGCTTTCTTCTTGGCTGTCGCCATGGTCAAGCGGCCGAAAGTTGGCGGTCGCAAACGCCGATGATTTCGTGCAGCACGGTCAGGCCCTCGCAATCACCAGTTGCGGCGCGGCGTGGGTGGGCAGATCGGCGCCGGTCTGCTGGAATGCCTCAACCTCGGCCTGCGTCAGGTTGATCGGGTCGCCTTGCGGTTCGGCCAGGTCGTTCATCTTCTGGCCCAGCATCGCGGCGGCCAGGTGGGCGGGGTTGTCGCTGTCGTACCCACCCTCGTAGCGGGTCAGCAGCGTGATGCCGCCGTCCACCAGCAGGAACGTGATCGTGGCCGGGGCCGCCTGGCTGGCGGGCTGGGCTTGGGGCTCGCTCATTGAATGCCTCGGGTGTTTGCCAGCGACAGCACGCGGCGCGCTTCCATTTCCAGCACCGCGGGGTCTTCTTGCTGCATGAATGGTTTGACCAAATCCATCATTGGCGACTCCGCGCCTGCTGCGTTGCTCATCGCATCATCCCGCCGCGCTGCGGCTGCTGTTGCTGGGGCTCGTCGGCGCTGTAGCCGGCCTGGAAAGCATCGTCGCCATCCTGGGGCGCCATGCTCTTGTAGAGTTCCAGCACCATCTTCAGGGCCTCGCCGATGGTCGCGGCCGGCTGGCGGGGGCTTTCCTGCTCCTGCGCCTCGGGGCCGGTTTCTTTGTAGACCGTCAGGCTGCCGTCCTGCATCACGCCGAT